CAGGAGAAGGCACTCGGCGTCCGAAGGGCGCCGGCCTTCCTGGATGAATTTACCGTCCAGGAACAGCAACAATTGTTGCTGTCGTCCCTATATTATAGGGCGTCCGTCAACTTCAAACAGAAGTTGGCGAGATCCATCAGACAACATGGTCTGAAGGAGGTGCGTCAGTGGTTTCACACTGCTGACGCATTTGTGTTACCTTATTTGGTAACACATGACAACTGGACGTATCGTCAAGTTGATCGTCTCCAGCGCTGTGCGCTGGAGAATTGCTCGCAAGATTATGCGGGCTTTCAGTCCCACTGGAAGGGGCTGAAAAAGGCGATGCGAAAGGCATTCGCCACGACGGGACACATGGAAAGTGTCACGTCTCCAAGTCCCACAGTAGTTGGGTACTTGAATCTATGTCGCTCAAAAGCGACATGGGATGGACCTGCCTCGTTCGGCAGGTACATGCTCCTGTGGACCCAGACAAGGGCCACAGGACTCGCGAACCACGTAATGGTTTCGCGATCGGTTGACCAATTCGTGTCAACCGTACAGGAACCGGAGGAACCGGTTCCTGTCTCCACAGCGATCCTCACGGAAACGCTGGGAGGCCTAATGGGGGCTCAACCCCAAAAGGCAGTGCTCTCGGTCGGGACTACGTCCTGCCTAGAGAGCACAAGGAAGGCTGGCGGCAAGACCGCCTTCCTCAAGAGACTGGCCAATAGCCGGTCCCTACATGCCAAATATAATTGGCACACCATGGAGCGGAAAAACATCGCTCCACGGCCGGTACGTTCCGCTGAGGACGTACTGGACTGGGCAATCCAAACTTGTATGGAATTGCCCTGGTATGTACGCGTTGTACGCTTACATACAGTCGTCGAGCCTTCAAAGGCAAGGACGATAACGGTGGCGTCTTACGCCTACCAAGTAATCATGGGGGTCTTTGCCCATGTTTACCAGGACACACTCAAGAGTAGGTCCGTACGGTCTGGACTAAGGTCAGACCGTCATCTCTGGAGATTCCTCCAGAGTAGTCTCAACCCTCAAAACGAGAGTTGGGAACACCTCACAGAGGGTGAGGTGTATGGCCTGTCGACAGACTTGTCACAGGCCACGGACTTCGGAAATAAGAAGTTCGCTTCGGATACATTGGACTTATGTATCCGAATGACACCGTGGATGCCCACGATGTTAAGTGTACTTATGAAAAGACTGTACACTTCGGCACGAACTGTTCTCGTGCCGACTCACGGTGGTTACACCGTGGTAAAAGCCACCCGTGGGTGGTTTATGGGTGACATGATGACAAAATTCATGCTCACCGTTGCACATGACTACATGTGCAGAGTCTCCGGTCTTAAGGTATACACCCTGGTCGGAGACGACGAGATAGCCTTGGCATCTCGCCGTGATGTCCTCGAGAGGCACATCACTAACCTTGGTACTTTGTTCAAGGTTTCTGAAGATGACACGTACATCTCCAGCTTCTTCGCATTCTACTGCGAAGAAGGATGCATTCTCCCTCAAAGGGCGAGTGAATCCAACCACGTTGCCATGAGGCGCGGGGTTGAATTGGGTTACTTAGATTACCCAAGAATCCGGCTGATGTTAAATATTCAGCTGGAGACTGATTTGTACTCGAGTACAAACAGTGGCCGCTTTGCCCTAATGGGAAAGGAGGCCAGGTGGGTTAGTTCAACTAACCCACAGGCTGGCGCGTATTTCCACCGCGCCGGCATCCTGCAGCATCTATTGCTTCCGCAGGATAGGGACTGTATCAGTCCCTACACCCCCTTAGAAATTGGGGGTGATGGGGCCTTCACTGATAAGTGGGCCTTCATGCGTCGGGTTGTGGACGACAAGTCCGCCGACGCACGTGAGACGAAATTTCGTCTTACGAAGCTACAGTCTGGTACTGTAGCTTACAAGTTCGTGAGGTCATCACGACTTGATAAGGTGGTAGTCAAACACCACCTTATGCTACCGGCGGCGACGGCTCTAAAGCCGTACCTACCGGTGGACTCCGTCATCGATCCGAAGACGGATGAGACACGAGCTATGCTCCGGTCCTTCAAGACCAGAGAGATCGAGTCTCCGCAAGTCACTTTTATGCGGCTTGCTAGATCGTATTATTATCGATCTATACTACAGGGAAAGGACCCTGTAGAACCTATCTTTAAAGTAGATAGGGAGTGGACGCACGGGCACAGTACAGAGCCCTACGTCGACTGGCCACAGTTCATAGAACAGTGGAAATCTCCCGGATTTGAATTCCAGGAGGTTGATACGTACTTCGTAAGAAGAAGTCGTATTGAGGTTGCAGACCCGATGAATGTCGGGATGGAACCTCGCTGGATTAGTAAATATCCAGCGGCCGTTGACTTGTTCAACGACTGGCTCAACACATACGCTGCCCTTGAGGACACGTGTGCTGAGGACATCATTTCGTACATTACGAATGATGCGCCACTACCCAAGAGGGTAGTGAACCGACTCAACCTTTTCATTGAGTCGGACTCTTACATCTTGCACGAACTGCGCAAGTGGAAGAGAATTCCCCGGTACATTGTACTGGTGAGTAACGACCTGAAACTAGGTCGTCGCATTGTTGTCTGGATGGACAACAGTGATAAGGGTGTACAGCACACAGTGGTGTGCGTAAACCCTGCAGCATACCTTATTGGTATGATGGACTCCCTCGTTGGCACGATGCTACAGTTGGGAGTACGTATCGAAGGTAACTTCGATACCATCGTAGACTATGGGTCTATGATGCACGTGGACTATAATGAGTTCACGGACGGATTCCCCCATTGGGAGGGAATCTGGGACGCCACCTTAAAGGTGACGGAGACACGTCATAGAGACGTGCTGCGTGCTCAGTTTGAGCCCGCGGAAACCGCCTAAGGCGGACAGCCTCTCAAAGAGAGGTTGAGAACCAACAGCCTGCCATAGGCTGCGATCCTGGGGCCGTCACGGC